CAACCTTGACAGACTCGCACTCAAAGCCACGTTACCTTCCAATCTAGCCTTTCGGTAGACTGGACTAGGTACCCACGCCTTTACCTCAAAGCGCTGGTAACTAGCTTTCTGCACAAGTCTGGGTGGGCTCTTTTGAAGCTCATCCAAACTAAGGGGTCTGATACGACCCCGGTCACCTTGCCATCTCTCGACGGTTCGGTAACCCAAGAAAGAGTAACGACCTAAGCCAGGCGATGTCTCAGATAGGTAGGGCAAAGGCCCTATCACCGCTTCTACGTAATTAAATAGAAGCTGGGCGGTCCGCCAATAACCTCTTTTGTAAAAGAGATTACCGGTGGCCGTCCACGAGATTAACCGCTCGGCCTGACGCTTGTTCTCAGGAGGCAATGTGCCGATATAAGTGGGTGAAACCACTTTACCGTCATATGCATCGACGCCGCAGGACTCTCTGAACTTTCCAGTCCAGAAAGACTTAGCGGTGTTTACCTTACAATTGTATCGTTGTAGGTAATCGAGAACAAATTCCGCATCCGTAGACGGTACGATAATGTCGTCACCGTATACGTATATAGCTCTCGAAACTTTAAAAGCGTTTCGATAGCTCACAGGAAGGTTGTGTCTTTTCAGCAGAGCCATTACACAACATGTGTAAAAATACATGGCTTCAACTGGGAAACACAGAGCACTGCCCATGGAGGCGAACTTTTGCAGAGGTTCAACAATAGAACCATCTGGCATTTCCGCCCGCGTCGAACGACACGCATCGATAGAATCCATTAAATCAGGATTCGCACGGAACATGTAGAGTGCTAACGATCGAGGAACTCGATCGCTCGCATCTGACAGGTCAATCGTTGCTAACCGACCCGACCTCGACGCTCTAATCGCTAACCGTTGATTCCTCTTTTGGTCACGAAAATTAACGTGACTCTTTGTAAGAGGGAACGACTCGAGCACGTCATATAAGACGTCCCGAATTCCTTGCTGCACAAATTGCATACAGCAAGGCTCTATGGCGATTATCCTTGGTCCCTTCAATGTTTTCGGAACAGGAGTAACCTTTACAGGTTGTTCCTGATCTTGGCTAATGAACGTAACGTTCTCGAGCTCCACATCTTCAGGTAGGGTACCCAACGGGTACCCGTTCCCTACGATGGGGAAGTAAGACTCGAGGCGTTCATGCCAGTTCAGCCAGACAAATTTATTGTTTCCAATACGTTTGTCAGCTGTAGCTCCCGGTCCGTGCTTTGGAAAACAATCGTTAAGGCTAATAGTAGCCATAATATTGTCCCAAAGGACACGAGAAACGCGACAAAATTCGTCATGTTCCTCGTCTGAGAGCGAAAACTTGTTGAAAGCTTGCTCAACTTCGATGAATGAACCCAGTGCGGCAGCCTCCCTCTCGGGAGTACATGCAATTTCAACCTTTTTGAACGCCAGGCATATCTGTCTGACAGACTCAACAAGAGTTGAGCGATCACTGGGAGAATATTTAGTATTCTGTTCATTGATGATCCTTCCTGTCTCACGGTCAAAAATCAGACTGGTCATACCTTGCAAAAACGCAGGAATTGACCCGTTCTTCCTAAAAGTTCGGAAGAGCGTTGAGTCTATGTACCCAGCCGCTAGACTTCTTTCGAAGTCTTTGCAAAACTGGGGCAAAGTGATTGTCAGAAATGACAATCCTTGATTCTTGACCCGCGATCTAATCGTTTTCAGATCGCGAAAATCAGAGACGTCAGCGGTACACT